CAAGCTCGCAAGAACCTCAATAACAAGCAGTTCAATACGCCGCTGTGGGTCTTCAACATGAAGAACAAGTACGGCTGGGCTGACAAGACTGAGGTTAAGAGCGAGGTTGAGAATACCAACATCAACATCGACGAGCTACGTGCGACCCTAGCAAAGCAGACTAGAGACTTCATTAACCGGCATAGTCCGGAGTTGTCGGACGCTAAGAAACTGCTAGAGGAAATCCCAGCAAGTATCAAAGCTATAGGAGAAGAAGATGTCGATCAATTGGGATGAGTCAGCGTTAGAGCTGATCAGGCCGGAGATTGACTTCGCTAAAGAAGCTGCTCCTGTTACAGAAACAGATAAAGCACAGGCCGAGATTGATAAGCTGCTAAAGCTATCAGCTCTGATGAACAAGTATGAAGAGGTTAGTAAGGCAGCGGGTATCGATAAGTGGTTCGTTGTCGGAACCCCGTACGGCATTGAGAACTGTCCTAAGCACAGAGCCTTCTTCGATGCTGGCGCTTTGTACAACGAACGTCTGTTCCTAGCAGCTAACCGTATCGGTAAATCTATCTCCGGGGCATTCGAATCAGCCTGCCACGCCACGGGGGTTTATCCCTCGTGGTGGAGAGGAAAGCGATTCGATAAGCCTACTAAGGGCTGGGTAGTAGGATCTACTGCCCGCTCTACACGAGACGTTGTGCAAAAGGAACTGATCGGCCCGATGGGTGCTTGGGGTACTGGTATGATTCCTAAGGATAAGCTAGGACAATCCTTCGCACTACAAGGCGTACCTCAGGGTATTGACATTATCCATATCAAGCACATTAGTGGCGGGTGGTCCAGTATCGGTTTCAAGAACTACGAGCAGAAGCTCGATGCGTTCTTTGGTACCGACATGGATTGGATCTGGATGGACGAAGAGTGTCCTCAAGAGATCTATAACGAGTGCTTGCTACGTACGATGACCACGAACGGCATTGTGTACGTAACCTTCACCCCGCTTAAGGGACTAACTCCGATGGTCGTTAAATTCTCTGAGACTGCTGATTATCTAGCAGGCGCTGAGAAACTCATCGGCATCTCAATCGAGAAGGATGAGAACGACGAAGACGACGGGGAAGATGCCCGGTTTAAGGGCTTCAAGACTCACAAGGCTATCATTCAAGCAGGCTGGGACGATGCTCCTTGGTTGACCGAGGAAAAGAAGGAACAGATGCTGGCAGATACGGCTCCTCATCTAAGAGAGGCACGTAGGTCCGGTAAGCCTTCTATGGGTAGCGGTAATGTATACCCAATCTCAATTGAGTCCCTACTAGTTAAGCCTTTCCCCATTCCTGATTACTACAAACGAATGTTCGCACTGGACGTAGGATGGAACGTGACTGCTGCTGTATGGGCAGCCATTGATCCTCAGACAGATACCATCTATATCTACGACGAATACTATGGCAAGGAGGCACCGCCAGCGGTTCACGCGGCTGCTATTCGTGTTAGAGGTACGTGGATTCCGGGTGTTATCGATCCTGCCGCTAGAGGTAGATCTACTAGTGACGGTACCCAGCTACTCAGAGCATACAGGGATCTAGGACTTAACCTCCTCCCAGCTAACAACGAGGTAGATTCCGGAATTCAGAACCTGTGGCAGCGTATGACCACCGGTAACTTCAAGGTATTCAACACCCTACAAGAATGGCCTAAGGAATTTGTACTGTATCGTAGAGACCTAAAGGGTCGTATCATGAAAGAGAAAGATCACTTGATGGACACCACACGCTACGTACAAAATAATCTAATCAGAGCTAAATCTCTAGACCAGCTACGTAAATCGCCGGTCGTTAACACAGGACGAAGATACGATATATGATCGATAACGAAGACGACCGCGAAGAGCTTGAAGTCGAGGACGAGCTAGAGACAGAGACTGAGGACAGCGTTGAGGATAGCGCTGAAGCCGAGAGTCTTCTTGAAGATCTAGCGTCCAGTGTTCAAGCTAAGTTTAGCGAACGAGCTGATAAACGATCAGCTAAAGAAGGGCAGTGGCTACGAGCTGCTGAACTCTACTACGGCAAGCTCGGTAAAGACGGCAACATGGTCAAAACCGAGACACCGTTCCAGCCGCGCTTTAACAGAAACCGACCAGACGTAAACATCGTACGTTCGAAGTGCAACATTGCTATTGCGCAAACAGTGTCGATGCAGTTTGGTACTTCCAATAAGAATTGGGATCTACTGCCGGCAAAGAACTCAGGATCACAGGAGAATGTAGAAGCTTGCGCTCGCATGTCTGCTGTAATCGAGGAGCAGCTTGAAGCGAGTAAGTACTCTTTCAATTGTCGCAAGGCTATGTGGGATAGAGTAATTCTAGGTAGTGGCATTCTCAAGGGGCCAAAGAGTGAAGGCAAACTAGTCCGTTCGTATCGACAACTAGAAGGCACAGCTGTTTGGGAAGCCTTGATGGATGTAGATACAGCACCTGTCATTAAGCGCATCAATCCTTGGTTCTTCTATCCGGATGAAACTGTTGAGGATGTTCACGATATCCAAGACGCCATTGAAGTACATCCAATGTCAGCTCTCGAACTCAAGAAGCTTACTAAGCATAAGGGATTTAGAGCAGACGCTATCCGGGAAGTACTACAGCAGAAGCCGAGAGAGTACACATCGGAGAGTTGGGCAGATTTCGCTAGGCTGTCAGAGAACAACCCGAATCTGTATAAGGATCGCTACACGGTACTAGAGTACCACGGACCTATTCACGAAGATCATCTAGAAGCTGTAGGTATTACACCTGCGTATGAGACAGATGATTGTGAGTATTACGGAGAAGTGTGGGTATGCCAAGGGCAAGTTATTAGAATTGAACTTGCCGACCTAGAAGCTACTTACTCTATTCCTTATTACATGTGTAATTGGGAAAAAGACCCAGCTTCGGTGTTCGGTTACGGCGTACCTCTGATGATGGAAGATGCCCAGCGAGTGGTTAATGAAAGCTGGCATATGATCCTAGACAACAGTTCACTATCTTCTGGTCCGCAGGTAGCACTACAGCGCGGCCTAATTGAGCCAGCTAACGGCCAGTGGGTACTAGAGCCGGGACAGATGTGGTACCTAACTGATCCGCAAGCGCAGGTACAACAGGCAATTCAGTTCTTCAACGTACCGAACGTGACTCAGAACATTATCCCTATCATGCAAATGGCACAGGGATTTGCTGAAGAAGAGTCAGGTATCCCGCTAATTGCTGCTGGGCTAACGTCCCCGGAAGTTGGTGATACTGCCACCGGGCAACTCATGGTTAGAACTGCNTCTACTACACTACTAGATTTCATGTCTGAAGATTGGGATGACAACATGACCAATCCGATTATTGAGAACTGGTATGCGTGGAATATGCAGTANAATCCAGACCCTNNNATTAAGGGTCAATTTGCTGTAGACGTACGCACCTCTACTGAATACAAGAACAAGCAGCTGTATCTGCGTGATCTAGANAAGCTGTCAGTAGAATCCGCNCAAAACCCNGAGTTAGCTAAGCANGTNAATCTNGGNGAGNTGGCTAGAATGCGTATTGAGATGATGAATCTACCGTCTCGTCACATCATTAAGNCTATCGAGCAGGTACAAGCTGAAGACGAAGAGCGGGCAGCTAATGCTCAACCAGATCCGGCTATGCTAGAACTTCGGTTGAAGAGCAGAGAACTGTCACTCAAGGAATCACAACTAGCTGCCGAAACGCAACAGATGCAAGCACGAGAAATCATGGAACATGAAGAGCGTATGGCCGCAGCAAAGGCCCGCTTGGTAGAATCCGAAGCTCGTGTAGCAGTAAGTCAGAACGAGAAGGAAACAGAAATCCTCAAGCTAGCGCAACGTGACAAAGAAACTGCCGCCAAGTTGATGTCAAACGAGCGAATCGCAAGAGAGAATAACATGACTAAGACGTTTGGCATGTCTATCCAAGAAGCCAGAAAGCAGCAAGAAGCTGACAGTTACCAAGCTGAGATTGATCTTGCTAGGACTAAGGGTGAAGGTGTATGACAAAAGAACCTCTAATCATGAATTACTATGGTCCAGAGTGGGAGTCACTTAAACAGTGGCTCCTGCGAACCAAGGAACGTAAAACTGACTTGCTAGTTCAGGCAAGTTCGTGGGACGAATCCAATAAACTCCGGGGAGCTTTGTCACTAATCAGTGAACTCCTCGCAGAAGAGAAGGCCGCATTACGCCGCTAATCAAAAGGAAGCAATATGTCAACAGAACTGTCTGAAAAAGAAGCTAATAACCTATTCATGGAAATCTCAGGAGCATTGAAGGATAACAACTCCGGAAAGCTCGATGAACTTTTTATGAATACTGGTGTCAAAGATGAACAAGAGCCTGTCACTGATGTAACTGAAGTGCCCGACCCGTCTGATGATGACGATACTACGGCCGATGATGCAGGTGATGATGAGGCAAACGAGGCAGATGCCTCAGATGTAGATCCTCCGCAAGACACTGCCGAGGACGATCCCGCCAATGATGAGGACGAAGACGACGAGCTGAAGAAGCTGAAGGAGCAGATTGCTGCGCTAACAGCGGAGAAGGAGAAGGCAAACAAAGATTTGCATCACCTTCGCAGCCAAGCTGGTCGGATGAAAGCCCTCAGCCGGGATATGAAGAAGTATGATGAAAGGCTAGAAGAACTGCAACGTCAGATTGCTTCTCCCTCAAATCGCCCTTCCGCTGCTGTACTAGGGAAGGTTAAAGAAAAGTTTAAGTCCATCGAGGACATTGATCCCGAACTCGCCTCTCTCCTAGAGAATGCTCTAGGTGATGCCTTAGTTGGGATCGAGACTGATAACCTCACCCGCGAGAAGGAAACTATATCGCTGTTGAGACAACGTGAAATCGAAGAATACGAAAGTAACGAAGCTAATCGTCTCCTAGAAATGTACCCGAATGCGGCTGACGTTTTCAATAGCCCTGCTTGGAAGGAGTGGAAGCAAGAACAGCCAAAGGGAATTCTAGCACTAGCTGAATCTAGCAGTGCAGACGAAGTGGCTACCGCATTTAGACTATACTCAGAAGCAATGCTAGCTAAATATCCTGAGCTAAATTCTAATACGGCAAATAAGCAGGAGCAAACCCCTGCACCGAAACAGCCAGATCCCAAGGCTACAAATATTGAAGCAGAACGCAAGCGCAAACAGGCGGGGTCAGTAAGTATGTCCTCACCTAAGGCGCAAGGAAAGGTTGGTCTCCCAGACGACCCTAATGCGCTCTTCAACAAATATATCGAGCAAATCCGTAAAGAACGGTACTCGTAATTCTGGGTGATTTCTAAAGAGAGGTAACACATATGTCTTTTGGTCCAACTACTTACGGGGACATTTCTCCCCGCGTTGGCCTGTTCGCTGTAGCTAACTTCCTAGCTCACGCAGAACCAGTCCTAATCCTAGAGCGTTTCGCAAAGGTGGAACAACTACCCCAGAACAAGGGCCAGATCGTTAAGTGGCGGCGTTTCGTTCCGTTCGCTATCAACACTACTGCTCTCGTTGAAGGCGTAACTCCGGCTCCGAACCAGCTCCAGTACGAAGATGTTTCAACTATGGTCAGCCAGTACGGCGGTTGGGTAAGCTTCAGCGACGTGATCGTTGACACCCACGAAGACCCGAACCTACAGAAGATTTCTATGGGCCTCGGTGAACAAGCCGCTGCTACCAAGGAAGCCCTAATCTGGGAAGAGCTAATCGGCGGTACTGCTGTTCTCTACTCAGGCGCGGCTACCGGCCGTGCTACTGTTGAAGACGTTGTACAGGCTGCTGATCTAGTAGCTGCCCAGCGCTTCCTCAAGGCTAACCGTGCTAAGCACATTACCCGAATGCTCAAGGCTTCTCAGAACGTCGCAACTGAACCAGTCGCGCCTGCGTTCGTGGCCTTTGGTCATAGCAATCTAGAGCCTGATTTCCGCGCTCTTCCTGAGTTCGTTGTACGTGAGAAGTATGCTAACACCCAGCTGCTTTCCGATTATGAAATCGGTAAGTTCCAAGATATCCGCGTCATTCTGTCACCTCAACTATCTCCCTTCTGGGGCGCAGGTGGCAACCCGACTGGTGTCCTAAGTCGTGACGGTGTTGCAGCTGACGTATACCCAATCGTAATCNTTGGTCAGGATGCGTTCGGTGTTGTACCTCTGCGTGGTAAGGATAGCGCAACTGTCACCATTCAGAACCCGAAGGCTTCCTATGAAGATCCNCTAGCTCAGCGTGGGTTTGCCAGCTGGAAGATGTGGTACGTCGCTGTTCGTCTAAACGAAGAGTGGATGGTACGTGTAGAAGTCGCGGCTTCTGAATAATTGGAGAATAACTAATGGCAACCTTTAAGTCTCGCCTTATGACTCAAGGCACTAAGCATCGCGGAATCTACAGCGGTCAGGAATACACCATCGAAGGTGTGGTCAAGATCCCTTCAGGTACCGTGCTGACTACCTCAGATGTAATGAAGTTCCTACCTATTGGTGAAAACCAAGTTGTTACTAAGGTATGGGCTTACGCAATTGGCGACACCGGTCTACTCCAGGTCTCCATCGGCTATGCACAGCGTCTAGGTGCAGATGGGAACGCTGAAGTCGTGTATCGGTTTGGTCCGCTAGCTGGTAATGACGGTAAGTACACCTCACCAACCAGCGATCCGGATGCGTTCGCCCCCGCCGCTGTACTGACTACCGCTCGTCAGGTCGTTGATACTGCTGTAGAGAAGCTGGCCGGTCCAGTCGATCTAATTGCAGCTGTCACTACCGGAGCTACCCTAGCAGCTGACGTAGAAATCCACGTCGGTGCTGTCATCGTCGGCGAACTAGCCGCTGGTGAAGTGGAAGATCCGTACTTCGGCTACACTAACGATTATCTTCTAAACGACTAATCGTACTCAGGGAGGGGGAGCTTCGGTTCCCCCTCTCTTTCCGTAGGTAAAGCCTACACCCAACCGTATCCAAGGAGATACCCTATGTCTACAGTAGAGACCCCAAACCTAAAAGAACTAACCATCGCCCAGCTACGTGAATACGCTAAGCATCTTCGTCTGCCACTAGAGCGCACTGCTACTAAGGAAGATATCCTAAAGAGCATCGAGGCAAAGCTAAACGGCCGTACAGTGCCTACGCTATCTAGTCACGTCGATAAGGTACCACCGGGCTACGCTAAGATTCGTATTCTGGAAGACCCCACACCGGGCGCTGCCAATATTCCAATCTACATCAATATCAACGGTTATGAAGCTACCTTACCCCGTGGTGTAGATATCGTCGTACCTATGCGTGTGGTACGCGGACTTAACGACGCAGCTGTGAATCGCAAGAAGCAGACTATTGCTCCTGACGCACAGGGCCGAGAAGTCTTCAGAGAAGTTGTTGTTCGTACTCCTAGCTTCCCATTCCAAGTCATCGAAATGACTCCTGGCCCAGAAGTACGCACAGCACACGAACAGAACAAACTAAAGATTCAACGTCCTCGTGAAAAGTATCGTGCAATGTTTGGTCGTTGGCCTAAGCATGGCGACCTTACTAGGGCAATTGAAAAGGGACTAATCAAGCTGGATGCTGAAGACTCTGTGCCACAAGCAGAACAGCAGATGCTAGATAACGCTCTAAACGACTAATGGAGAAAGACGATGGCTAACTTTATGGACCTCTGTAATAAGGTCATTCAGGAATCAGCAAACGAATTAGATGAATTAACAATGGATAGCTGGGATGCTCCAGAAGCTGGCCGTCGTCTCTACCCTCGTATCAAGCGTAACGTAGTTGAATCGTGGAAGACTTTGCAACTTGAGCGAGATGAATGGGAATTTGGTTCTAAAGAACTGAACACTACTATTTATCCTCGTATCAAAGTAAATACAGCCACCGACACTCCGGCTATAGGAGCACGCTACAAAGGCGACACCAGCGGCTTCGAGTTCACAGTCAAGGACGTATATGGATTTAACTCGACTTCTGGCCAACTAGATATGGAAGACATCTCTGGTGGCTATATAATTCCCGGAGAATTATTTGAGGAGGTCTCTCCGAATCCCGGCCTAACCGCTTTTGTTTACGAGCAGAAGGGTAGTTATGATCTAAAAGAATTTGATANGCTGTATGCCAACGTAAGTTACGAAACTATGGTAACTTACAAATTCGGAGAATCTCCTTCCCGGTGTTTGTATATTCCGTGGAATAACTGGACTTATAAAGATCTAGACTACAACAAGGGAACNGCCACTAATCCAGTGTACTACAGTGAGGACTTTGAAGGTAGGCTAGTATTCTATCCACAGACACTTGAACCATTTAATATATCTGTTGTATACGACACTGCACCACAAGAGCTGTATGATCCTGAAGACGTGCCATTACTACTTCCATACGAGTATCATGACTGGATTGCGTGGAGAGCGCTAGAGAATATTGCGCAATACGATAAGAATCCAACACTATTTGCGTACGCTAATAGATGGGCTACGTTCTATAAACAGCGCGCAGATAAACAACTGCTGCCGACAATACGTTGGGGAGCTACTAGATTTGAGGTGTAATTATGAGTGAGTTAGTACCTAATATTCTACCACTGGATAAGGGATTAGATCTACAGTCTCCCAAGCTAACCGCTCCTCCGGGATCTGTACTAGATTCACTCAATTACGAGCAGGTAGACTTCCAAGGGCAGAAACGCATCGACGGTTATACGCGCTATGACGGCAGCCCGCTATCAGCTGTAACAGATGTCTTACTGGTTGAATTCCCAGTCATCGAGGATTACTTGCGTTACCAGATTGCCATTAACGTTGATAGCATTCCATACGGCGTAGAAGCAGGATTTGTCACAGCTAATGGCATAGAGTACCACGTCATTGCAGTCTTCGACATGAATAGTGTTCCAGAGGAGGGTGTGTGGGCCAGCACTAGCGGTTACTTCACGCCAGAAGAGCACTACACTCTTGTACAGAATGCGAATTCTTTTCTACGAGGTAACGCAGAGCGCTTGCCCGGACAGATTTCCGGACTGCACTGGTTCCGAGATCGGCTATACGCTGTAGTAGATATTCAAAACTACTCGCCGCCTGACGCTAGAATTGACACTGATAGCAACGCTTCGCTGTTCGTCAGTCGCAGTATCCAGCAAGTATTAGCAGAAGACGCTCCCGGTCCATACGATTTCGGCTGGAAGTTTGTACATCAGGGCTGGTGGGTAGACTTCAAGGACGGCAAGGTGGCGTCTGGTAAATTGACCAGCAAGAATCAGAATAGACAAAACGTAGGAGCGCGAGGGCCGACATCCACAGAAGGCACTGCGGGTAGTGCTCAACTACTACAGCAACGAATGGCCGTCACTAATTTACCAGCGCAAGTTAACGGTTGGAAAACGTCAACCTCTCCACAAGTGTACAATATAGAAGCGTCAGCGTTGCTAAATGAAGACGGTGTTAGTATCTACGCCGACGCTTATGTCCAATGGGATGGAGAAACCGGAGTGATCACTGCTCCGGGAATTGATGGCAACAATCTTACAGAGTATTCACCAACTAACGCGGTAGAGGTAGAGACATAATGGCGCTAGAAAATCCAAGCTTTGAAACCGGAACCCTTAGTGGCTGGGCTGTGCAGGCTTATGGCAATAGCTTACTAGGCCCAGTCACTGTCGCAACCGAAGCTGGCTATGCTGACTCCGGCAACTACTCATGCAAAATCAGCGCCAGCAGTGACGCAAATTATGACACTCTCGTAATCAACAGTTACAAGTTCTACCCGGCTCCGGGTAGTACTATTACTGTAGCTGCCCGTGCTATATCTACCAAAGATAAGAAGGGAAATGCTTTTGCGTCTATCGGCCTGAAGTACACGTACGCAGACGGCTCAACGGGCTTTGTGCTCAGTGGAGAGAAAGCCACAAACGAGCTGCGCAACGGCTTTATCAATATGAATTTCGCCGCAAGTCCTCCTGCCAACGTGGTGGCTGCTCAGTTGGTGTTGCGCGGCAGAGTGCTGCAAACAGACCGTGCAGTCTATTTCGACACTTGTGTAATGGGTGGTAGTGAAGTTACCTCCTCAGCTGTTGAGTTGCGCTTTCCGACCAACGGCTCCGTGTATGCGACAGGGAATGTAATTCCTTTCAGAGTAAGCATCCAGTCTGGTATCACAGTAACTTCATTAAAATACACTGTTACCAACACTACTACCTCAGCATCAATTGACATCACGGCGGCTGCTCCGGATTTTGCAGCAGACAATTCTACCTTGGTGGCGGGCAAGTATAGTGCCGTAGCTGTAGCAACCCTGACCAGCGGCCTTGTTATCACTACGGCAGCGAATGCCTTTACCGTAGGAGAAACCGCCCCCGCCCCCACTAGGGAATTTAAAGCGTCAAATGCGTACACAAATCTTATCCTTAGAGACTTCAATCAGCTAGATGCTAGCATGCCAGCGACAGCGATAATCACAGGTGCGCAGCTAGATGTCTCATACAGTGTATCCTTCCTGATCAGAGCTAAGGATAAGGATGTAGAAGACGTGGAAGCGGCTCGTTACGCAGCTGCGTTTGCTGTGGCGCCGGCTGGCGTACTATCTATGCAAGCGTTATCATATGAAAACGGAACGTACACAGCTATTGGTACACCTATCACAACAAGTCAGCCATTCACACTGTCTGATTTTTCTGTGATAGAAACTGGGAAGTCGGAAGGCAAGAAATGGGTTGCACTAGGTAGCGGGAGCTATACTGCTACACTAGGAGCAGAAGACTCAGCTTTTGGGCTACAAGAAATCCAAGCTGGTAACTTTA